TTGCGGACTTACCCAATTTACAATGTATTTAACCATCCGTTTTTACCTATATTCCTCCAAACGGGTCAAAGCTGTTCGGGTCGTTCGGATCGGTAAATGAACCACGAGGTTTGATGTTACCAGACGCCCCAGCTCCAACGACCATCTGCCCCCCTTGTTCATTATTGTCATATTCTTCTTCACCGGTTTCATCCTCTCCCAAATTATATAACATGTTAAAGGCATCGTCTTCGTATGTTGATATCTCTTCGATCAATCTTATGACAATCAAAGTGGCAGAAACAGAATCATCAGTAGAACCATATTGTGCCGCATAAGTCCCCAATTTGCGGACATAGTTCTTTAATTCAGCCAGAAGCATCGGTGAGGCAATCTGTAACTTTCCTTTTGTGATTAGCTCTTTCAAGTTGATACACGCCTTAATCTTCGATTTTCCGGTTGTTGTCATTCCCATTCGTCCCTTGCCAGATTCAGAAACGAAATGAGCATCAGGTGGATTTTCATCATTCTGATATAATGATATAATACCTTCACCTACACCATTATTTTCAACCGAAAAATACACCATTACGTCTTTCTTGTTAGCAAACGACTTTATTACACTCTTTAAGTTTTTATACAAATCCACGGAAGATGTAGTATTAGATCTAAACTCACCAATTTGTCGTAAACTTGGAAAATCAAAAATTTCAATTGAACTTACGTCACTGCCCGAACCTGTTGCTGGATCAATACCAATCAACAGTGTCTGTTTTTCATTGACTTGTTCGAACCAATTAAATCCTAAATGGTCAGGATCTGGTAATTTTCCAACCTTTAAGTTATTCAATACAATCGAATTGATTAATAATGCATCAGATGAAAGGAATTCACAATTGTGTGAGATAATTCCGTTCGATGTATACGTGTGAGTTACTGAATTTATAATATCATACGTAGGATACACACCCTGCAAAGTTATACTACAAACTGTTTTCGGATCATCTGTTGTTAGTAGCTCGATACCCGGAGTTAGTTCATACAGATATATGTCTCTGTGATCAGTCGTTAAAAACTTGTGTGTAATTGAAACGTCAACATACACCCCGTCTGTACATGTAACTCGATATACTTCGTTCAAACCTTTCTCTTGGATACCATCAAAACCAACAAACCCATCTTCGGTTTTGATTTCCAACCCTAACACATTATGAACGTATTGTTGAGTTAGCATAATGACTTCTCTAACAAGAACGAAGGGTCATTGCTTGCTTTGTGTAATAAATCGTATAGTTCGCCCATACTCATTGTCACGATAAGTCCACTTGGGAACTTAACCTCAGTCATTGTGTTTATACTGCAACACTCGTATTCTTGTCTCCACTTCAACTCGCCTATTTTCGCGATTTCTTGTTGTTTAAATATTTCATCACGACCCGGAGGCTCATCCCATTTAATCCAACTAGCCAAGAAACCATTAACCTTGAGTTCGGCACCTCTCCATAATTGCGCAAATAGGTTTGAATCTCCGTTCGGAGTTGAAGCTATAATACATGAACCACCAGTTGCAAGCGTTGGTGATATTGAAGTCCAAAACGATTCCTGAATTCCTGGAACGACGAAAGCAAATTCATCACAAAACAACAATGAAATTGACATACCACGACCAGAGTTTTCTGATGTTGCTTGTGAAACAATTCTGCTACCGTTATCAAAACCTACGTTGTGTTTATTCCAACCATCGTCTGTTATACCAGGTTTTAACCACATCGGAAGATTTTCATAAGCAAACCGGATCCTTGTAATCATCTCCATTGCGTTATCGTTTTTGTTTGACACGATCAACACAGTCTTGTCTTCGTGGAACATCGAAAACCATAATAAGTATGCAGCTGACACTGTCGAGTTGTGAGTCGGAACCATGTTTTTTCCTGCTAAAAACAAGTGATTAGGAGAATCAACAGTTATACATCGAACAGGAACCGATTCTGTGTATGAAATTAGTGTTATTGTTCTGTGTGGTGATGTCTGGATGAATCGAGTTCTTTGTTGAATTATTTTCTCGTCATCTCGGAACAGATCAACACACTCAAGATGAGGAACGAACACTATTTTAGTCGAGTTAAATTCAACAAACGGTTCAGTTTTCTTTATGAATGAAGGACTTAACCCCAATGTGCACATTAATTCAAATATATCATCACTAAGCTCGTGGGTTGATACGGGTAACTCACATCTGTGTTTTTCTTTATTGATTATCCCACATTGATCCATTATACCCTGTAGAAGTGATGTTCGTTGTTCTATATCTGCACGTAAGTATTCTTTTGGTATACGATTAACACTGTCTGGCGAATTACAATCAACTGTCATCAAGCTGCGTCCCAGCTGATAAGGATCTGGTATTACTGCAGTCGGAAATTGAATCGGTTCTGCATTCGTAATGTGGTACCGAGGGGATTTGTCACCTCGTGTGAACTGAGCTGCAGCCATTTGTTGTGTTGATATCACTATATGCATCTCAGTATCACTATCATACACACTCCACAGATGGTTTGCATCAGCAGTTAAGTATTCACCATCTGAAAAATGCACGTCATAACAACCGTGATTATTCATAACTTCTGTTACGAATGTCACTGCTGTAGGCCGTCCGTTGCTACCCAACACTATATCACCTACCTGTATTTTTCCCATGGTGGTCCACCCATAAGGCGTAGGAATAGGTGTGTTCAATGCCAATGCCTTTCCAGTTTGTCTAGCAGACAACACGATGTTCATTCGTCCACTCAGGAAATTTTTAACCAGGTTTTCTTGATATTCGTATAAATCAAACGGTACAACACCAAGTACTGGATGTTGAATCTTGACATAGTTCCGTATAAAATACACAGGATCTGTTGAACAGCGTAGTAGTTCATGAACCAGTTCTGGTGTATATTCAACAGGAACATGAGAGCGTTTTATATACGGATTTTTACTAGCCATTCTCTAACTCCATGAATATACACTTATTTACGTGCACTAATTCAGTGGATACCAGCATCTACTTTGTAGCATCTTTTAACATTTTTAACATGTCATTCCGGTCCATGATCAGATTATTATTAACCGTTTTTGGACCACCACTTTGAGCCAACTTATCTTTGCCTAGTTTAAGGGAAGCTCTTTCTTTTGCAGCGCTCAACGCTGTGTTTAAAAATGCGTTTGCAACCTCCATGTTCCTTGCACTGTATTTTGGATCAGATTGGAGTAGTAATCCTGCTTGGTCAGCGAAAGAAGTCATCGCTGAGTCGTATATTTCTTGGAATTGACTTTCAATGTCATAATCTTTATCGTCGTACAAGTCACTCAACACCACCTCCGACGGCTCTACTTTTTCAGTAAGCTGAACTGTGGTATTCGGCTCTATGTCGAACACAGCTTCCAGTGGATGATCAGTTAGTGATGTGGTAGTAACAGTTTTCATGTTATAGGGCACCGTAGTTTTGTATTATTTATGAACCAAATAACTGCTGTTCTGTTATAATACGAAACTTCCAACCTTTAGACTCTGCAAATTTAGTCGCGGCCATCCATTTAGACTTGTTAATCTCGAAGGTAAGAGTTTCATACACCAAACTCTTACGCTTTCCACCTCTAGGAGATTTAACTTGATTTAGTGGTTTAACTTCTATTAACTCTATTAACGTTTCTCCATCCTTGTTTTGATATTCTATTACATAATCCACATAATACTTGTGAACCTTTCCATCTGTCGGCTTGATATACGGAACTACGACAACCTCAGACCCCCACCGCAATATATTCGGATTGCTGTCTAAAAAATCATTAAATCTTAGTTCCCAGGACGATCTGTATACAATTCTATTAACATCACCCACGTATTTTTCAGGATGTTTTGGCTTGTAGATTCCTTGTGAATATCGCTTTTGAGTCATCGTCGCTTAAAAAATCCCATAACAGATTCCACTACCTTATAATCTGTAGTAGATGCTATTTTTGTTCCTTGGTTAACTCGTCGTGGTCCAGTGCCCATTACCTCCGCGTTTTCTCTGGCGATTTGTGCATCTATATTGGATTGAGACTTACGAGCTGCTATTGCACCATCACTCATATCTTTGTTGTATATTACCTCATAATTTTCTCTGAGAATTTGTTTATCTATCTCCAGTTGGCTCGCTTTTGCCTTCTTCTTTTCTTCAACCTGTTCAAGTTGTTTGGCTTTTTTGTTTTCGCCTTCAGCGATGTTTCTGTTTACCATATCATATTGAACCCCGAAATTAATACTTTCAAATATCGGAACATCCTGAGGAGTTTTTTGTAGATCAATATAGAATCCATCATATGCAAAATCAAACGACACAGAATTTCCTTGACCTCCCTCTGACATATTAAAATCATCCATTGTTATTGATGTTATTTTTGGATTAAAATATTTGTACACGTCTACGTATTTTCCAAAATCATACACATGATACACTCGAATTTCTTTGATTATAGTTCTGACGTCATCGAGGTAAGAACGAGTCTCACCACTTCCTTGTTGTACAGAACTAAAGTTAGATGACTGGTATGCACCTTTAAAGTTTAAACCACCCTCATGTTCAAATGAGGTTCCATTCGAAGCGTTTATGTTAAATATTGGACTTATATTTCGCAAATACTTAACAAGAGCTGCTAACGTGTTCCCTTTAACATCATCATGTGCAGTTATTGTAACAGGACCATATTTTACGGATTTGGGTACTTGAGTTGTAAAATTATATAGGTTGAAATCATCATGTTCGATTTCAATTTTGGGACGATCAAATTTATGGATAACAGTATTAAAGTTACTTTGTGAAAATACCGGTTGATTGTTAAATGGCTCATTAAATATAAATTCCACTAAAAACAGGAATTTAAATTTTGGAGGAAACATATTGGCTATGTCATCTGCAAACGGAGAACTTGTGTTGTCTAATAGTATTTCTTCAGGTTTTGATGTAATATTACCTGCAACACCAGCTAACACGTTGAGGTTCATCATGTCTTTTGCGAATAAATCATCCGCACTAACGGCATGTTTCAATACCTGGAGCGATTCAAACTTTTTTACGGTTCCAGTATTAAAAACGCCATCCAAAATACCCTGAAATATGTTACCAGCAGAAGTGACTGCTGCTTGTACAATAGGTGCACTAATATTTCGAACAGCTTCACGTACCAATGGAGGAGCGTTAATGGAATTCAAGATTTGTTTACTACCACCATTCACAAATTTTGCGACGTTTGTGTGTACAGATGTGTTAAATTGATTGACGACCTGTCCAACTCCTTTGTTGACTGCCGCATTCGTTGAATCAGTAACCACTTTCCCTATATCTAACGCCATTTACACACTCCTATATGCAACGTTATTTATAAAAAAAGCGTGGAAATATTATATCCTCCACGCTTTGATTGCACTGTGTTGTTGTGAACTACCCATCCACGCAAAAGCGATGAATGGGTTTTACGCTCCGTTTTATAAAATGTTACAACAAACCACCACCAGCAGAACCAGCAGCACCACCAGTTGCAACTCCTTGACCACTAGCGTATTGATATAACTCCTGTCTTGCATGATCATATCGAACTGTTAATGCAATTGTAACTTTACCATTTTCTTCGTAGTTGAGTTCCCCATAGTTAGCTACTTTAATCCAAGAACCTTCTAAGTACCAACGTTCCAATACGAATTCAGCACCATCCATCATTTCCAACTGCATTGAAAACTTATACAAGGAACCTTCAGGAGCTACACTCAACCAAGCACCATCCGTACCAATCAACCACTTTTGACGTTGGAGTTGGGATTGTATGATTTTTGATGCAGTACCCGTGAGATCATCTTCAATTGTTAATTCACAATCGTTCCATTCGTGTTTTCCAGCTATCCACGCTCTAGTGTTGTAACGATGTAATTCAATTTCCTGGAACGTTAGTGTAGGACGAGACACTTTAACAGCTTGGAACGACAGGTTTTTCGAATCTATACCATCACCACCAATTTTATTAAAGATTACACGCCAGCGATCTTGATGTTTAGGGTGTAGCAAACCACCGGATCCAACGCCGGGAATACCGAAATCTGAAATTGTTGACATAAAAATTTACTCCTATTCGTGTTTATTGTTTCATTTACCTTGGTATTTATGAGCCCAAGTTCTAAATCAATAAAAATAAACACATTTTGGTATTATGTGACAATGTTTGTAATCGAATCCATGAACTCATTTTCACATATTTCACACTTTACCATAAAAATAACTCCAAAACTTGGTAGTGATGGAGTTATTTGTTACATACAACGATATTGCTCTAAAACAGACTGTTATATCTGAGCACCTGTGGCAACAATGCGGATCGGAATATAAATAAATTCAATCGCTTTTACTGGTTTCAGTGCAACGTCAATATATAATTCGTTACGATCAATACGATCTGGTGTGTTATTTGACTCATCACATAAAGTAACAAAGTCGTACAGCCCACGCTTAACCATAATATCCTGTAAGAATCCATCAACGGTAGCTTTCACGTTATTACGCGTGAGTTGGTCATTAGGCTCAAACAAGAATGGAACAACGTTCTTACGTAATTGACGTTTGATGTACTTAACCAATCGAGATACGTTGACACGATCCATTGCACTTGCACTGTTTTGTGAAGTCTTTTGACCGAACACGAGAATTCCACGTCCTGGTAAATTGGATATTGGGTTGATATTGGTGAAAAACTTATACATGTTATCACGTTGGCCCTGGGTTAATGACGTAGGAACGAACGTTGTAGCAGAACCCATAGTTCCCTTCGCAAAACCAACTTGTGCTACACCTGTGACAACACCTCTATTTGATCCTGCTGGTGCAAACCAAATCTGAGAAACGTTATCACTGTAAGCGTAAGTTCTCAACGCGATACCAGAAGCAGCAATCATTACATCACTACCATCTAAATTAGATGCCAAACCGTGTGGATAGTAGTATGCAACGTTATTACTGTGTTGTCTAGTACTGGTTGTTGAATCACCCCATGCTGATACCAACGCATCTGGATCCATATTCATTGGTGTATCTGCAATAACAAATGCTTCTTCATTTATGTCCGTCGCGAGAGCCAGTAATTCATCGATAGTCTCGTGGAATCCTGGACACAAGATCAAGTTAAATTCATATGTATCCGAACGAATCTCTTGATTGCTGTTGATAGCAGCTTGTAATGCCTGTACGACAGCAACTCTACGAGCAGCGTCATTAGCACCTAAACTGGTAGCATTTAAAAACTCAACTGTAAACTTGAAGTTATCTGCAGCCTCGATTAAGAAAGCGGAAGCTTCATACACCGACCATTCTGTTTCGGAACCTGCTGTTTGTCCTGCGGCTGCGGCCACCCATTCCATTGCTAAACCTGTCAATCCAGGGAATTGGTCGGTTGCTAGGAGCGCATATCCGTTTGCATACACACAGAATCCACCAGTTGCACCGTCACAGATACTCATATCGTGATTTACTTGAAACAATGGCTCTAAATTCCTGAATGAATACTTATCATACACCATCTGCATAGCCTCAGTAGTGTCTGACAAAAACTCGGACTGTGTAACAGTAGTTTTGTATGACGCTATAGTATGAACTGCGATAGTAAATCCTGACCCAACAGGCAACGCTGCCGTTAACACATCGGCAGACGAATAACCTGTACCTCTATCCATCATCGCCACAGCAGTAACCTTACCACCAACAACAGTGATATCAGCTAATGCACCAACTCCAACCCCGGGTCCTGATACAGGAGTTAATGCTTGATTGTGAAATACACCATCGGTATATCCAGATCCAGGTACCAAGTTGTTTATGGTTGTGATGATCCCATTGCTACTCGGAATCAAGTGATTTGACTCATTGTACTCTTGAATTCTCAATGATATCAATTGTTCCAGCACTAGACTTGCTGTGTTAACAGAGCGATCCCATAATGTTAAAATATTGCCTCTGGAATCATTCAAGTTCACGTTAGCACGAATCACGTATGCTTTGTTACCAACTCCCAAAAACTGATTCAACGCAAATAATCCATACTCATTACGAACATCGCCGTGTTGAGGATTTTCTTGCACGTCCTTGAGGAATCGTGGAACTCCAAATAAGTTTACACTCTGTGATATTGAAGTAACTGTTCTGATAACATTATGCTCAAACGTTCCACCAGCTGGAGATACTCCGTCGGGTTGATTTTTGTCGTCAGCAGTTGCTACGAAGATTAGTGGAACTGTAGGTGCTGCTGCTGGGATATAAAAAGACTCGTCTGTAACTGTTACGCTAACTCCTGGTGATACTAATGTAGCCATGGTATTCTCCTTCAATGACATGTGATTGTGTTGCATTCCCACATATTTATACGAAGGACTCAAAATAATAAATATCATTATAGTAACTGTATGAGTGATTGTGTATCACTCCTTTCACATACCACACCGCATATGACAAAACAAACTGAATTACTACAACGATTAATCGAAAAATCTATAATAAAAAAGAAAGAATCTACATATGTATTCACCAAAGGATATAAACAAAAGTTGTTTATAAACGCAGACTTATTGCAACAGATAATAGAATATACGATCTTTCTGCAATATTCCGCTAGTATCGAGACTAGAGTTAGATGTGTGTTTCAAAACGTATTCGCTCAACCACTATGTCAGCAGTGCAATAAACCACTTCGAATGAGAGAAAGTGGGAAATTTAGATTTACGTTTGCGTTATTTTGTAGTACAGCATGTACCAGCAAAAATTCTATAACTAAAGAGCGGAGGTCTCGCACTAATCAACGATTGTATGGTAGTACTAACGTATTAAATTCAGACATGGGACTTCGCAAACGCGCTGAAACTATGATGTCCAAATATGGAGTTGATAATCCCGGTAAAAGTGTTGAATTAATCAACAAACGGAAACTAACATGCATTGAGCGTTATGGATATGAAAATCCAACACAAAACGCAACTGTTCGTGCAAAGCGTAAAGACACAACGTACGATCGATATGGAGTATACAATGTGTTGTGTGCAGAATCTCCATTCAGATTACTAATAGAACAAGATCTATTAGGTGAATTACCCCGACCTAAAGGACGGGGCTTCTAACGTCAATGGCACGAGCAAGAACGGAGGGTTTACGCCCTCTGACTTGGCTAACAGTGCCTCGGTTAGCAGTACCGGCGATTCCCGCCGCTATCATACGTTGCGCTTCATTGCGGATGTTTTGGGCGGCGTTGACATCTCTGTCATGCGTTGCGCCACACTTATCACACCGCCATGAGCGGATATTCAAAGGCATTGAGGACTGGATATGCAGGCAACACGAACAGGCTTTAGAGGAAGGAAAGAAACGACCTACTTCTATGTATCCTTTGCCTGATCTTGCTGCTTTGTACTTGAGAAACCCTGTGAACATTCCCCAGCCTGCATCGCCAATGGCTTTCGCTAAACAGTGATTTTTCATCATGCCTTTTACGTGCAAATCTTCAACGGCGATCACTTGGTTTTCGTTCACAAGCCGGTTAGAGAGTTTATGCAAATAATCTTTTCGAGCGTTTGCTACGCGCTCATGCGCTTTGGCTACCAGCAGCCGTGCTTTGTTCCTGGTGTTACTGCCTTTTATCTTGCGCGAAAGCTTTTGCTGCTTCCGTTTCAGATTCTTTTGTGCCTTGGCTACATGCTTTGGATTATCAAACTTGGAACCGTCACTGGTAATAGCGAGATGCGTCAAGCCGACATCAATACCCACTATTTTTCCGTCAAAGGAAATAGCGGGAGCATCCAGCCCGTTTTCAGTCAGGATGGCCGCGAAGTATTTACCTGTAGGCGTTTTACTGATGGTGACCGTTTTAATTGTTCCAACAATCTCACGATGCACCACCGCTTTGACGTGCCCGATCTTTGGCAGGAAAAGCTTTCTGCCATCGACAATCTTCACGCCTTGTGGATACTGGATTGTCTGCTTTCCGTGTTTTGACTTGAAGTTTGGATATTTCGCCCGTTTTTCAAAGAAGTTCACAAACGATCTGGACAGATTGAGACTGACCGACTGAAGGACTTGGCTGTGTGTTTCTGAAAGCCACTCAAATTCTTTTTTGAGTTCCGGCAACCTGTTATTCAAAGCAAAATGCCCGAGCCCTTTACCCGTCTCTTGGTAAGTTTTCTGACTTTCGTTGAGGCTATTATTCCACAACCAACGCGCACAACCGAACGCCTTAGCCAGTTTTTCAACTTGCGGGGTGTCTGGATAGATGCGAATTTTAGTAGATGTAATCATGCTTTTATAGTAAATTGTTTTTGCTGAAAAGTCAAGAGCATCCTTACATCCCCGCCCTAAAGAGACGGGGTTTTACGGACAACTCGATAAAA